TTTCTTGATTTTATTATTTTTTTTTTTTTTTATTTTTTTTTTTTTTTTTTTTTTTTTTTTTTTTTTTTTTTTTATTATTTGATTTTTCTATATTTAATTTTTTAGGATTATCTTTATAATTTAAAAAATTTTCTATTTTTTTATGGTTAGATTTTATCTTAACATTCTTAGGTTTTTTATCTACTAAAATTTTAATAGTATTTTTAGGTGTAGGCATATTAACAACAGCATCTTTTAATCTATAATCTACAACAGTTGCAATTGTTATACCTAGGAAATAACCCAACATTAATGTTATAAAAAATACTAACATATAATGACTCCAATTATTAATCATATATTATATAGAGAATATAATTTTTTATTCATTAAATATTAGATAAAATAAAATATCGAAATTTTAAAATAATATAAAATTAAATATTTTTTAATAGGAATAATAAATATAATGTTTTTAATGAATGGTTGTGAAGAATGTCAAGGGAGTGTGGAAGTATCTATATGACCGATAGTCCTTGTATCACGATAATTGTATACTGTAAAATAAGAAAACGAGGGCTAAAGGAAATACTATGGAGTAGGTGATTCAGATTATATATTACTAATATGAATTTAGATCGAGCAGTAATATTATAAATATTTTTATTAGATTTACCAAAATTAATAAGAATATTTATAATAATTTATTATACTATATAATGAAAAATTCTATTTGCACTAAGGGAAAAAATCAATCTCCTATCAATATTATTAGTAAATCTACAAAAAAATGTAATACAATGTGTAATTTATCATTTTTTTATAGAACATCAAATTGTAATCTAATATTATCAAATAAAACATTATTAATAGATTATGATACTGGAAGTTATATAACATATAATAATGAAGTGTATGAATTAGATAAAATCGCATTTACAAACCCATCTTCGCATAAAATAGATAATGTATCCTACCCATTAGAAATACACATATATCATAAATCATCTAATACTGGTAAATTATTAATTATTGGTATTTTTATAGATATTAATGACGCTATTTCTAAACCAAAAATGTTTTTTGATATGTTTATAAACGCTATTCCTAAAATTAAAGGAGAACAAAAAACCGTCAATATGCCAGAAGATTGGAATATATTTAATATAATTCCAGAAAATAAATCTTTTTTTTTATATGATGGTTCGATTATTAATACTCCATGTACTGAAAATGTAACGTGGATAATATATGATGATCCTATTAATTGTAGTGAAAAATTCTATAATAAAATAAAATCCGTGCTTAAAAATAATACACGAAGTTTACAAAAATTAAATAATAGACCAATATACTATAGAGATAATATATCAAATAAATCTAATAGAAATTATGGAACACAGTTAAAATGTTATACTAATAAAGAATTGGTTAAAACCTGTTCTAAATTAACGGGTAATAAAGATATTAATAAAGTTAATTCACAAAGAATATTTATTATTTTAATAATAATAATTATATTAATATTATTTCTATTATTTATTTTATGGTTAATAGATAAAGGGTTTTTAAAAAAATATATTCTTAGTTTTAAAAATATATTAAATAAAAAATTAATAAATCAATAAAATTAATTAATAGATAAAAATTAATAAAATAAAAATTAATTAATCAATAAAAATTAATAAAATAAAAATTAATTAATCAGTAGAAAATATTTCTTATTTAATATAATGAACAGTTTTTTTTATTCTTCTTCATATAGTGAATATAAAGATGGTAATTTAATAGATAATTCAGAAGAGTCGATAAATTATAATAATAATAAAGGTTCTTACACTAAATCTAAATTTGGTAAACAGTTAGAACATAAAAAAATAACTAAAAATGATATAGATACATATATTACAATTAACTCACCAGGTAATTATATTACAAACGCTATATTTAATGATGCTTTAGCTATTTTAAACAATAATCCATACACTATGATAAGTCCAATATATTTAGGATTAAATGATAAACCAACACAAAAAAATAAAATTAATAATACTGAAAAAGTTGTTAAAAAAAATTCTAAGTGTGGATTGATAAAAAAAAAATATAATTTATCTACTAAAGATTCTAAAGAACAAATGAGAAAAGTATATAAGAAAAAAGCTTTAGAAACACATCCAGATAAATGTAAAAAGAAAAAATGTGAACAAGAATTTAAGGAATTAAATAACGACTACCATTTTTATTTTGATAAAGATAACAATTGTTAAGTTTAAATATATTATTTAATAATATAATTAAATAATATATGGAAAATATAAATAATGAAGATTTTATAGTATTTAAAGAAAATGTTAAAAAATACATTGCATTTGATGATGATATAAAAAAAATAGAAAAAATAGTGAAAGAGAAAAAAGCGGAAAAGAAAAAAATAACAGAATGTATTATTGAATTTATGTCTGATTATAATATTGAAGATTTAAGTACTGAAAATGGAAAATTAAAGAAAAGTATAAGTTATACTAAAAAACCTCTAAATAAAACTATTATTAAGCAAAAACTTTCAGAATATTTTAATAATGAATCTAAAGCAAGTGAAGCTACTTTATATATACTAAATAATAGAGATAAACAAAAACAGGTAAGATTAAAAAGATTAGATAAAAAATAATTATGTTCGAATAGTTATTAAGTCAAATATAAAATATAAAATAGTTAACAAATAAAAAATTATTTTATTTATTATTTTATTTATTATTTCATTTATAATTTTTAAAAGCATATAAATATATTATTTTAAAATTTTTCGAAGTTTTTCTAATTCAACTCTTTGTTCTAATATTATTTTTTGTTGTTGGTCATCTTTTGATAATAATCTAAAAAATACAGTTTCAAATATAGGATCTTTAGAGGGATCATCCCAATGATATCTCTGTACACTCCATGATAAAGTTCCATTAGATAAAACGATATATTTATTGTGTATCTTTTTCACAAGCCCTCCTAATCGAAAAGTTTGTTGTCCATCTTTTAAAGTTACATAACGAACGTGTGTATTTATTCTAATATCTTCTACATCATCCACCCGAATATAATTTTGTAATTTTTTCTGCATTTCTACATTTGATTGTAGTGTATCCGTAAGAGTTATAGTCGGTCTATCATAAGTTGTTTTAGATAATCTTTTTGTTTGCGGTTCACATTTAATTTTAGTAGTACAATTCATTATTTAAATATATATATATATGTGATATAATTTTAAATAAATAAATAAATATATTAATAAATATATAAAAATATGTATAAACAATATTTAAATAAATATCATTTGGAAAGTATTAAAGATTATACTCATATTAATACCCTAAATGATGTTAAAATAGGAGATTCTATTAAATTTATAGATAAAAAAAATTTAAAATTTAAGCAAGGTGGGGTTATTACTAAAATAGTTCAGGATTGTTTAATAATACGTAATTTAAGGTATAAATATATGTATCCTGTATGTTTAAAAAATATTTTTTTATTTCATAAATCTAGAAATATAGATAAAAATTTAAATTTTATGAAATATTTATCGGATGGGCTTGATAATAATAATTTTAAAATAACAAAGATAGAATAATTATTTAAAATAATAATTTTAAAATAACAAAGATAGAATAATTATTTAAAATAATAATTTTAAAATAACAAAGATAGAATAATTATTTAAAATAATATACTATTATATTAAATAATGGGTTTAGGATATTTTCAATTAACAGTTACAAACGAAGAAGATAAATATTTAGTTGGCAATCCAGAATTTACATATTTTAAAACATTATATAAAAGACATACTAATTTTGCTATAGAAAATGTTGTTTTAAATTTCTCAGGAGAAACAAAAATGGATAATAATTATGGGAAAAAAATATACACGAATATCCCTAAAAATGGTGATTTATTACATAGAATGTATTTAATAATAGATACAGACTATTTAGGTACACAGAAGGAACTTATTGATAATATAGGTGTTTCCGCATTTAGTTTAATAGATTATATAGAACTTAGTATTGGAGATCAAGTTATAGATAAACATACTGGTGAATGGTTACACATATATCATGAACATTTTATCGATAATTCTAAAAACTCTTTATTATGTGAAATGATTAATATACATAATACCACCAGAACGACTGATAAATCACAAAGAGATGGTCTTTTATACATACCTTTAATATTTTGGTTTAATAAAAACCCAGGTTTGGCATTGCCTTTATTAGCGTTAAATAATAGCAATATTAAACTAAGTGTTAAGTTTTCATCAAAAAATAAAATATATAATTCTAAAACTTTTGATAAAAAGTTTATAATCAATAGTGTTCAATTATTAGCAGAATATATTCATTTAGATACTGAGGAAAAACGTTTATTCGCAACAAATTCACACGAATATTTAATTGAACAACTACAATATAATGATTTTAATAATGTTCCACAAAAATTAGAAGAGTTTGGGGGTGATGATGACTATGAAAAATATTTACATAAATTTAATATACCTTTTAATCATCCTATTAAAGAATTATTTTGGTGTGTACAGGATTCTAATGGAAATAATAATATAAAAAATATAGGAAATAATATATTTAATTATTGGTTAGATTTGGATACTGACACGCGTCAGCATCAAGTTATAGAGGGTTATATAACACTAAATGGCAAAGAGTTGTTTGAGCCAAAATCTGCCAATTATTTAATGTCTGTTTTAAAATTTTTCAGTATCATTCAGGATATGGATACACTAATTTAAATGTAAAAAACCCTGACGAAACTTTTACTGTTAGGTATGATAAAGGAAGTGGCATTTATTGCTATTCTTTCGCACTATTTCCGGAAGAATATCAACCATCTGGATCTTTAAATTTTAGTGCTTTAGACAAAGTAGAATTAAATTTAAGATTAAGAAGGAAAAAAGAAAATAATGGAAATCAAAAATTAATTAAATTTTTTGCAATAAATTATAATATTTTAAAAATAGTATCAGGACAGGGAGGATTATTATTTTAAATATATATATAATATATAATATATTTAAAATATGTCTGTTAAAAACACATTAAATAATATTACATCAGAAGATTCAACTATAAAAAGTAAAACAGGTCTATCTCATTTTAAATCTATTTATAAAAAACATAGTAATTTTTCTAAAAATACTATAGATATAGAATCTACGTCAGATAGTTTTAATAGTTCAGAAATAATAAATTTTGATATAGATACTGTTGGGGATTTATTATTAAATATAACATTATATGTAGAATTAACGAGCGAAATAGAGGTTACAAATTTTAATATTGTAAACGAAATATTATATGCTTTAATAGATTCAATAAGCATTAAGTGTAATAATAAGATTATACAAACATTTACAGGATATTGGATATATATATGGCATCAATTAAATGGATCTAATAAAAATCAATATATATTAGATTCTTGTAGTTTATTAGAGTCTAATAATAATAAAAATTTATATAGATTACATTTACCTATACCATTCTGGTTTAGTTCTTGTCCGGATAAAGCACTTCCATTATTATCATTACAAAACGAAAAAATATCTATAGAATTAAAATTAATAGACTTTAAAAAAATATCTAAGAATAATAAAATTTTTATTAAAAATATTAAATTAATATGTGATTATATAGATTTAGATAATGACGAAAAAACCAATTATATAAATAATTCGTTAGAGTATGTCATTGAACAGATTGAGCATACAAGTAAATTAATTAATAAAGATACGTCATCATTTAAAAAAATAGAAATTCCCAGATATGCATTTGTGAATGAATTAATTTGGATATTTGTAAATTTAGATTTAGATTTTGAAAATTATTTTAATTTTTGGAAAGATAATAAGAATTTATCAGAAGATCATTCAAAAAGTGTAACTATTTTATTAAATGGAAAACCCATTCAATCAAAATTAAAATCTTCTTATTATAGAAAAATTCAAAATTATCAAAATCATTCTAAAAATATTTTAAAAAATTGTATCTATTCTTATTCTTTTGGGTTATATAGTGATGAAATAAAGCCGGCAGGAATTTTAAGTTTAAATAAATATAATATGGCATTATTAGAAATGCAAATTTTAGCAAGTTCTAAAGAAAGATTATTATATCTTTTTATTAAGAAATTTAATATAATACGAATAAAAGATGGCTATTTACATCTATTAGTTTAATTTAATTATAATTAACTTTTTTTGTGTAAAAATTAAAAAAAAAATCTTACTATATAGTATAATTATAAATGGGTGGTGGTTTAATGCAATTAGTAGCCTATGGTGCTCAAGATATTTATCTTACTGGTAATCCACAAATTACTTTTTTTAAAGTAGTATATAGAAGACATACAAATTTTGCGATAGAAGCTATCGAACAAGTATTTACGGGAAATCTTAATTTTGGGAAAAAAAGTACCTGTACAATCTCAAGAAATGGAGATCTTTTATCAAATATGTATTTAGAAGTGGATATTTCTGTTGATCAAGTTAAAGATAGACTTGGTCACGCATTAATAGATTATGTAGAGTTAGAAATTGGAGGACAATCAATAGATAAACATTATGGTGAATGGATGGATATATGGACACAATTAACACACACAGCCGAAAAATTTGATAAATTAGAAAGACTTATAGATGGAACTCTTACGCAAGGAGATGATAATAGAAAATTATATATTCCATTACAATTTTGGTTTAATAGAAACCCAGGTTTAGCTCTTCCTCTGATTGCCCTCCAGTATCACGAAATAAAATTAAATGTTGTTTTAAAGAAAAAAGATTTATTAAAAGCAGAGGGTGGTAATGTTCCAGAACTTAAAGGCATATGTCTTTATTGTGATTATATATTTTTAGACACAGATGAAAGACGTAGATTTGCACAAGGGTCTCATGAATATTTAATAGAACAGGTTCAATTTAATGGACGCCATTCATTGTCAAAAGGTGATAAAACAGCTAATATAGAATTAAGATTTAATCATCCTTGTAAAGAATTAGTTTGGGTGTGTCAAAATAATGATAATGTAGATTCATTTAATTATACAGGTATAGGGGATAATAAAGATCAAATTAATAATGCTGTACTGCAACTAAATGGACACGACCGTTTTAGACAGAGAGAAGGCACATACTTTAGAGTTGTACAACCATACCAACATCACACCGGCGGACATAAACAAAGTGAAACGCAAGGACATTCTTATCTTTATTCTTTTGCAATTAAACCAGAAGAACATCAGCCATCTGGAACTTGTAATTTTTCAAGAATTGATAATGCGGTATTAACCTTAGATATTAACGATGACGACAAGGCAAAACAAGTTAGAGTTTATGCGACTAATTATAATGTTCTTAGAATTATGAGTGGAATGGGTGGCCTTGCTTATTCTAACTAAGAGTTTAAATATTTATTCATTTTTTTTTAGTTTTTTTTGTCTAAAAATTAAAAAAAAAATCTCACTATATAGTATAATTATAAATGGGTGGTGGTTTAAAA